TAAATAATACAATAGATAGCATATATGGAGTATTTTCTTCAGACAACCTATCTTCAGAAGAAACATTGTTTAAGATATATAATCCTATTACTGGCAATTATTTTAGCATTAGAAAAGATTTGGATGAAATTCGTTATTACCTATATTTTAACGGAGAAGAAGAAGAGATATATACGACTGGAATAATTGTATCTGAAGAAAAATTTGCCGCAGGAATTCAAGTTACAAAACTTGTTGAATATTTTGGCGGAAATGTCTCTGCATTTTTTGGTAATCAAAACGGGCTAAAAATGTATCTTGGTGGAGAGTCAGACATTTCTTATCAATTTACAGGGAAAATATATTCTGCTGGTATCTCTACACCTTATAATGCTTTAGAGATATCGAATCATTTTGAAACAAATGGAACAGCAATAGTAGATAGTTATCTAGCAACTGGATCTGCAGAATCAGAAAATGCTATAGCATTACTTAATCACACTGCCAGCTATACATTGCTACCACTTCAAGCCTACGATTCTTATTTTCTTGATATTGGAGTTTCGGGGTATTGGGAAGACTATCTACCACTCTCATATTTTGCACAATATGTAACCAATGATGTAGGAAATCAATATTACGATTTAGACTTTTTACAGTTTAACCTTGGATACCCAGCACCCACAAAACTCGCAGAATATGAAACTGTTGGATCTTGGACTTATGGCCAACTTGAGGAACTGTATTCACACCCATTGCATGAAACCTATTTGCAGCTAGATAGCACCCTGTATACTGGGTGGAATAATTATGAAGACATGAATCAAAGAGCAGAAAAATATTATGAGTATGATACTGAAAATGCCTTAATAAAAAGTTATTTAACATTTCAATATATTGCAGAAGGAGCAAATGCACCTCAAAGCGATTTTTCAATAATAGAGCCAGCAAGAGAAGGAGGAATCCTAGATGTAGAATCTTACCCAGACTGGCTTTCAACAAAATTTGAAGTTTTAGATAACACTCTTATTTATCCAACAAAAACTGTCAATTTTAATGAACTTGCTTTAGTCTATCATCTTGATTTTAATATTCGGGGTATTTTAAAAAAACCAATTCAACTAAGAAGGCTTGAACTTGCATCACAAGCATTTAACGATAATTCATTTAATCCAGTAGGAACAAGGTTTGGAGTAAATGTATTCCCATACACTAGGTCTGGACTTTATTACGATTATAAAGCAAAGAATCCATTTAGTATTTATAAAGCAAGCACCCCATATCTTTATTTAAATAGAAAGTCTGGAATAGAGGTTCGTGGAAGCTTCGACCCAGTCATAAGCCGTGGTCTATCTATTCCAATTAATCAAAATGAAGCAGATAACTATCGTATTTCTGCAGCACAAGTATGGATGAGATATGATCAAGACGCTTTTCCTTTAAATCCAGTCGAAGTTTTTGAAATAGAATATAAAGCAGACACAATAAAATTCTACATGGTTGCAGATAATCCAGAGGGGACAAGAGCAAGAATATATGCAATGAGCACTTCACAAAATGCCATATACAATGGTATTTCGTATTTTTTAAATGGGGCAGTCGTAAGAGAGCCAGTTCTAACAATTAAAGAGTGGGCTGTTTTGGGAGTATCCTTTGCAACAACCTTAAATTTAGACTTATTTATTGGATCAATTAACCTTACTGGACCAATGGTGTTTAATAATATTTCATATTATCAAGCAAATAGTCTTCAACAGGTACAATCAACTTTAACAAGGCCATGGCTAGGGGTTAAAACTGATGGATTTATTAACTTTGACTGGGAATACTGGCTTAATAGCTTTACCTGGCAAGGAGTTCTCGTACTCGGTGAGTCAGATCTTTACGGGGTATCTCCTTCAGATGTATATAAAACATACATAGGAACAAATAAGATTATTATTGATGACCAAGAAGGAATGGTGGTTGATGCAGAAACACTTAAGGTTTATAATGACACTACGTGGAATATTATTGTAGGAACACCTGTTTAATCTGGTATACTTTAGTACATGAATCCATTAATTAGTCCAAAAACTGGTAAGCCTATTGTCAGCAATGTGCGTAGACAGGTTATTGAAAAGAAATATAACTGGGGTCTTTATGTTTATAAAAAGTCAGATGGTAGATGGTTTACCGACGGAGAAGGCAATATCTTAAACATTGAGTCTACTCGTGGAGATATTCTGCAAATTACTAAACTTAAAAATGCTGCAAAGCATTATGGCGATGATGGAGAGGGAGAGGCTATTTTTGTTCCTGGACTTACCAGGGTTAGCGAAGAAGAGCACTCAGAACAACTAGACAGAATGATGAACGGACTTATTCCTTCAATGAACGACCTAGGTGCATGGAAAGCAGCACAGGACACAATAAACAAACACGGAAGAGATGCGTACGAAGCATGAGTGAAGATTACGAGTATATTCAAGCAAGTCTCAGAACTCAAGAAGAGTCTGAAAATCTGTTTAAGTCACAAGATCCATTTGGAAAAGACTGGACAGTGTTAAAAGATTATGTTGGCATTGATCAAAACTTTAAGCGCAGAACAACAAGAAATGTTTCTAAGGCAACATATGCATACAATGCGGTAGAGCCTTCAACACAATATTTAAATTCGGCTAATGCGGTTCCATCTGGCGACGGTGCAGAATCAAAGCAGATTAATCCTGGAACTGTATACCGTAATGGATATGGTCTATTTGATGTAATTACACCACCGTATAATATGTATGAATTAGCAAGCTACTATGATACATCTTTTGCAAATCATGCTGCTATTGATGCAAAGGTAGAAAATGTTGTTGGTCTTGGATACCGTTTTGATATTACAGATAGAACAATGTTAAGGTTTGAAACAAATGGTGATCAAGCGGCAGTAGACCGTGCTCGTAAGCGAATTGAAAGAATGAAACTTGAAATGCGAGAGTGGACGGAATCCCTTAATGATGATGATTCATTTACCACAACAATGGAAAAGGTTTATACAGACTTGCAAGCAACTGGTAATGGATTTTTAGAAATTGGCAGAACCGTAACTGGAGAGATTGGGTACATGGGTCATATACCATCAACAACAGTTCGTGTAAGAAGACTTCGTGATGGATTTGTTCAGATCATTGGTCAAAAGGTTGTTTACTTCCGCAACTTTGGTGCTAATAATACAAACCCAATGACTACAGACACACGACCTAATGAAATTATTCATATCAAGGAATATTCACCACTAAACACATACTACGGAATTCCAGACATTATTTCAGCGGTATCATCATTAATTGGTGATTCACTTGCTGCTCAATATAATATTGATTACTTCCAAAACAAGGGAGCCCCAAGATATATCATTACAGTCAAGGGTGCAAAGTTATCTGCAGACGCAGAAGATAAGATGTTTAGATTTCTTCAGTCGGGGCTTAAGGGGCAAAATCACAGAACGCTGTATATCCCACTTCCTGGCGATACAGATAATAACAAGGTTGAGTTTAAAATGGAGCCTGTTGAAACTGCAATTCAGGAAGCATCATTTGAAAGATATAGAAAACAAAATCGTGATGATATTCTTGTAGCACATCAGGTTCCTATCTCAAAACTTGGTGGGTCTGATTCAGGCGCTATCGCTGCTGCTATGTCACAGGACAGAACCTTTAAAGAGCAGGTTGCCCGTCCAGCACAGGCACAGCTTGAAAAAGTTATTAATAAAATTATTAAGGAAAAAACAGATATTCTTAGCCTTAAGTTTAATGAACTAACACTTACAGATGAAATTGCTCAGTCACAAATCATTGAGAGATATGTCAAGACACAGATAATAACTCCAGATGAGGCTCGTGAATTAATTGATATGCCACCAAGAGCAGACGGCGAAGGTGGCACCCCATTTTCAATGACCCCAAGACAGGCAACAGATGCAAGAGCAAATCTTGCAGGTAATCGTCAGCGGGATGCTGAAAGAGCAAACAATTCTTCAGACTCTCCAGCATCACTTGAAGGTAGAAACCCACAAGGAGAAGGAAGATCATCTCAATAATTGAGAAAACCGTAAAAAGGTTTGATATAATAATACTGCCATGATTATAAATAAAGCACACTGGATTACTGAAGGCAACAACGTTCGCTTTTCTATGCCAATAGGCAAAGTAGACCAGGAACGTAGAATTGTATCAGGCTTTGCAACATTAGATAATGTTGACAAGCAAAATGATATTGTTACTACAGAAGCAAGCCTAGAAGCATTTAGAAAATTCCGTGGAAATCTACGTGAGATGCACCAGCCAAGTGCTGTTGGAAAGATTGTTTCATTTAAAGAGGATCGCTATTTCGAGCCTCAATCAAAGAAGTTTTATAGCGGGGTATATGTTTCTGCATATGTCTCAAAGGGTGCACAAGATACCTGGGAAAAGGTCCTTGATGGTACACTAACTGGTTTTTCAATCGGTGGTAACATCACAAAGTCAGATGACACATTTGATGAAAAACTTGACAAATCAGTGCGTATAATTAAAGAGTATGAATTGTTTGAATTATCACTAGTTGATAATCCAGCAAACCAATTTGCTAATGTTATCTCTATTGAAAAAGTAGACGGTAAAAATACAGTTAGCGGATACCTTTCAAAAACAGAAGTTAGAAATGTTTTCTGGGATTCAGAAAATGACATTGTTTTAATGTCAGAAGATGATTCAGCAGATAGCCCTACTTCTGGAAAGCCTATGAAAAACATTGGTTTTGTTGAAAAATCAGATTCAGAAAATACAGACAAAATAAAGTTCTTAGTTGATAGTGCAAAAGGCATTAGAACAATTAAGATGACAGAGGAGGAAAATCCTATGACAGAAGAAACAACAATCGTTGATGCACCAGGTGCAGAGACAGTAGAGTTGGTTGAAAATGTTGAGGTTGCTCCAGAGGCTGCAGCAGTTGCTGTAGAAGAGGCTCCAGTAGAAGTTCCTGCAGAGGATACAGCTGATACAGAGCCAGCAGCAGAAGCAGCACCAGAGGCTGAAGAAGCACCTGTTGTTGAAGAAGCAAATGATTCAGTTGATGCTGTTGTTAACGCAACAGAGGAAGTTGCCAAGGCAGTTTCTTCAATCAATGAAAATCTAACTAATGCCTTGAGCAATCTAGCAGAAACAGTAAAGTCTATGCAGACAACTGTTGAAGCAATTACGAAGTCCCTTGAAGCCGTTACAGGTGAAATTAAAACTGTATCAAATGAGGTAAAAGAAGTCAAGGGTTCTTTTAATGAGTTTGGCAAGCGAGTAGATATGGTCGAAAAAGACACCGCTTTCCGCAAGTCTGGCGATCTAGGCGAGATCGTACAGGAGTTTTCGGAAACGAAGACTCAAAAATCCCTATGGGGCGGCCGTTTCCTCAAATCAGCCGACTTATTCCAATAAGTACTATTCACTAGGAGGTGAACAATATGTCGGAACAAGAAATCGTAAAGAACTACCCAGGTTCTCCAACCGTAAGCCACCAACACGCAGGTGATGGTGCTTTCGCATCTGGTGATATTGGTGGAGCAACAGCAACAAGCCCATCATCATCAGATATTGGATCAAACCTAGGAAATATTGCAACAGCGAACTTTGGTGTATCCACAGGTCCTAACGCAGTAAATCCAACTGGTACACCTGGAGGTATTCTACTTCCAGAACAGGCTCGTCGCTTCATCGACTATGTGTGGGATGCAACAGTTCTCGCCAAAGATGGTCGTAGAGTTACAATGCGAGCAAACACAATGGAACTTGAAAAAGTTAACGTTGGAGAGCGTGTAATCCGTGCTGCTGCACAAGCAAGCAATGATTACTCAAACTCAGGTGCAACATTCACAAAGGTAGAATTAACAACCAAGAAGATTCGTCTTGACTGGGAAGTATCTACAGAAGCACTTGAAGATAATATTGAAGGCGGAGCGCTTGAAGATCATCTAGTTCGCTTGATGACAAACGCATTTGCTAACGATATCGAAGACCTTGCCATTAATGGTGATGGTTCAACTGGTAACTTCCTTTCAATTATGGAAGGTTTCGTACACAAGGTAGAAAACGATGGCGATGCTCACGAAGCACTAGTCACCGTTGTAGATAACAACTGGACAACTGACGTAATGCAGGATATTATCCTTGCAATGCCACGTAAGTATCGTGCACTAAAGCAGAACCTAAAGTTCTACGCAGGTACAGATGCATTCCAGGGTATCGTAAAGAATAACGGAACACTTGCTGATGCAATCGCAGAAGCATTTGCT